CGGCCTTCTGATGGCGATCCAGAACAAGTGCAACGCCAAGCACGCCTACCTGCACGCCCTCACGTGCACCGTGATCGGCGGCCTGGGCGCTTGGCGCGTGATGCCGATCGAAGACGACGACGGCGAATACGACATCAAGATCGGGCGTATCCTGGACCCGACCAGCGTGTTTTTCGACCCTGCCGCGATTGAGCAGGATTTCTCCGACGCCGAGTACGTGTTCACCGAAACATGGGTGCCGAAGGATATTTTCGAAACCGAGAACGGCGAGGATGCCGAAGGCCTGAGCAACGACAAGAAAACCAGCGACATGTTCACCGCGAAATCGGTGCTGGTCCTGGAATACTGGTGCCGTAACCGTGAGACCAAGCGCGTCGAACAGTACGTGATGAACGGCACCAGGGTCCTGCGCGTCAAGCGCAACTACCTGGGCAAGTTCCTGCCGATCGTGCTGGTGACCGGTGAGGAAAAGCATGTCGATGGAAAGCGCGAGTACAAGGGCATCATCCGCGACGTGAAGGATATGCAGCGGCTGTTGAACCTTTCCAAGTCCAAGACAGCCGATCATTTGGGGCGGGCGAGCGATGGGGATTGGCTCTACACGGAAAACCAGATCGACGGATACGAAGACTTTTGGTTCGGTGGGAAGCTGAATGGAACGGGAGGAAAGCCGTACCGGGAAACGGCGGAAGGAAAGCCGCAGTGGGTTCCAGCGGGGCCGAATCCCCAGGGCTTTCAGCAGATCAGCAGCGAGGCGGACGCGGACATTCGCGCGGCGATTGGCATTCGGGACCCACTCGAGTCGATCCCCGCGAACATCGCGACCAAGACGCTCGAGATGCAGGTCAGCCAGAGCAACATCGGGACGCTCGAGTTCATCGACCGGCTCAAGGACGCCATCAAGCAGTGCGGCCAGATCATCGTCGACCTGATCCCGCGATACCTGGCCTACGAGCATGTGCGCGAGATCATGAGCCCAGACGGGCAGGTTCGCACGGTCCCGCTGAACATGCAGTACACCGACGAAAGTGGAAACGAGGTGATGCACGACCTCTCCGTCGGAAAATACACCGTGACAATCTCCGACGGACCTTCCTACGAGTCCCAGAGAAGCGAGGCGTCCGACAAGCTCATGGAGTGCGCGAAGGTCTACCCGCAGTTCATGCAGCTCGCGGGCGACATCGTGTTTCGAAACATGGACTTCGACGGCGCTCAGGAGATCGCAGACCGGCTGCGCGCTACGATCCCGCCCGAAATCCTCGCCGCTTCCAGCTCAAGCGACGCCGACGGCAGCGGTCCGAACCAGGCGCAGCTCGCCCAGAACCAGCTCATGCAGGCCCAGCAGGAAATCCAGCGCTTGCAAGCCGAAGGCCAGCAGATCCACCAGTTCTTGCAACAGGCCCAGCAGGAGAAGGCGACCAAGGAAGCGGAGATCCGGGCCAAGACGGACGCCGAACTCCAGCTCGAGCAGGTCAAGCACGCGAACGCGATGGAGTTGGAGCGGCTCAAGCAGTCCGGCGCCATGGGCCGCGATGTGCTGAAGGGTCACACCGAGGTGTTCAAGGCTGAATTGCAGCACAACGCGGCCAGCGCCACGACCGCCGACGACGTGCCGGTGGACGACCCCGACCCCGCCCTGGCGCTGGCCCAGGAGATCGGCGACGCCGTGGCCATTCCGTCCGCATTCGCAACCAATCCCACCCAGGAGATCGCATGAGCACCGAAACGCAGATCCAAGACCCGATCGTCGACGATAACCAGGATCCGGACCTCGACGCGCCGGTCGTTGACGGCGAAGGCCAGCCGGCTGTGCCTCCCGAGAAGCCGTTCCAGGCGTGGGACCTGCCCAAGCCGGAGCCCACGACGCCGCGGCATGTTCCATACGATCGCTTCGCCCAGGTCAACACCGAGAAAACCGAGCTATTCGAGGACAACCGCGCCCTAGCCAAGCGGAACCAGGAGCTGCAGGCTGAGATCGAGAAGCTGTCGAATGTCCAGGACCCCGACGAGCTGGACCCAAACGACTTCGCCGACCCGAAGGAGTACCTCAAAGCCTACTCCAAAGGCGTCGCGGCAAAAGCTCGCGCCGAGGTGAAACAGGAACTCGCCGAAAGTGAACAGGACAGGATCCAGCAAGCCCAGGTGCAGGAACTCGGATCACGCTTCCAGACCAACCTCCAAGCCCAGGCCGCCGAAGATCCCAACGTGACCGCGGCAGCAAGCTTCTTCGATCAGTACGCCGACCAGGTTGCGCCCGCCGTGGGCCGTGAGCTCCTGGCCGACCCCAACGTCGGACACGTGATGGTCCGTCTGGCCACGAACAAGGATCTGTTGAACCAGTTCTTCAGCGGGACGCCCGACCAGGCGATACGGTTGATCAACCGTATTTCCGCGCGCATCGAGGCGGAACGCGAGCTGCGCCCCGCTGCATCGCCGGCCGAAGATGGCGTTCCGGTGGACACGCCCGCCCGCCGTGGAGTGCCCGCGCCGCTGCGCCTGCCGGAGCCCGACGCCCGCGCCCAGATCCGCAACGCGCTGCCCGCCCAGGTCCGCGCGACACCGGCAGCGGGACGGATCGACCTGTACAAGGACGCGGAAAACATGTCGATGGCGCAGTACAGGGCTGCGCGCAAGGCTCAGAAGGTGTAGATTTGGAGAGTCGCCGCGGCCCAGGCGTAAAATGGGCCAACTTCGTCGCGGTGGGACGTAAATCCGCCCTTCTTTGTTCGCGCCTCGTCCGGCTCGACATCGTACCACAGGGACACCTCAACCGAAAGAATCCTGCGGCCCTGCCGCACCACCCTGGAGTACATCATGTCGCAGCTCATCACGAGCGCAATGCTCGCCAAAGAAACCCTGATGCAGTTGGAGAACAGCCTCGTTGTTTCCGGCAACGTCAACTGGAAGTCCAAGGAGTTCAACGGAAAGGCCATCGGCAACGTCGTGAACGTCGTGCGCCCGATCGCCGTTCTTCCCACCCGCAACAACATGGCGTGGGTCGGTTCGAACAGCTCGGTCCAGCAGACCCGCGTCCCGTTCGCCATCAACCGGTCCCTCACCCAGCCCCTGAGCTTCACCCAGGGCGATCTCTCGCTGAAGCTGGACCAGTTCAGCAAGCGGATCCTGACCCCCATCATCGCAACCATGGCCGCCATGCTGGACGCCGACGTGTGCGATGCGATCTCGAACTCCACCAACCCAGCGCTGTCGGCTACCCAGGGATTCGACTCCTCGGGCCTGAACTCCGCGGGCGACATGGCTGGCACGCCCAGCGCCGCCGGCTACGTGGTCGGAACCTTCGGCACCGCCCTGACCACCGCGACGATCATGCTGGCCAAGCGCTATCTGATCGACGTGTCTTGCCCCCAGGACGGCGACATCGTAGGCTTCCTGTCCTCGAAGGGGCAGTCGGACATCAACCAGGCCCAGGCGACCTTGTTCAATCCCTTGATGAACGTCGACCGCGTGTACAAGGCCGGCGAGATCGGCGACTACGCCGGGATTCGCTTCTACACCACGCAGTCGGTAGCCACCCACCTCAACGGCGCCTTGGCCAGTGTCGCGGTGACCTCGGGCACGCTGACTTCCGGCTGGGCCGAGAGCGCGGCCATGCTCGTGACCTCGTCCACTGGCATCCAGCTTGGCGACATGTTCCAGGCGCCGACGCAGCTCCTGGTCAACCCGTTCACCAAGTTCGTCGGAACGCTCCCTGCGCAGTTCCAGGTGGTGGCGATTCCCGACGGGACTCACATCACCGTGAGCCCCGCCCCGATCTCGGCAGGACCCTACAAGAACATCAGCGCGACCATCGACGGCGCGACGCTGACCCTGGTTGGCGGCGTGGGCACCTCGGGCCAGGAGTCGTTGATCTTCCACAAGTCGGCGCTCGGTGTCGCCTCGATCGATCTTCCGGTCGACGACGAGAACACCACCGCGGTGAACATCCGCGACAAGGACGCCGACGGCTTCATCATCCGCTACATCAAGGCCTTCGACTCGCTGGGCGTGTCGGGTATCGCTGGTGCGGGTGGCGTCGGACTCTCGGGCCCTGCCAGCGTTCGCCGGTTCGACGTGGGCTGGGGATGCAAGGTCCTGAACACGGCCCTGGTGGTCCGCGTCCGCTGCTGATCGTGTGATCTCGCCGGAGGGACATCAACCTCCGGCTTTCCTTCTTCCAGGGAGTGTCCATGATCTCGAGCAAGCGCGTGTATGACCTGCTGTTCTCGTCTCTCCGACGTCTCGGAGTGGCTGCACTGGGCGACACCGTCGCTGCCGACGTGGCACAAGAAGCGCTTCTTGAGCTGAACAGCATTCGCGCGGGGTACTCGCTAGGCAACAAGAACAACGAGCTTTTTGACCAGACATACACGGCCACAGAAAACCGGCTGGTGATCACGCTCGGGACCGACGGCATCACGCCGGGAGACATCCCGATCCGGCCCGCCAAGATCCAGCAAGTTGTGGTCATGAACAACACAGCGAGCGGCATCAATATCCCGGTCGCCCTTCGGTCATACGCCGAATACCGGACGATCGCCGTCCAGAACATCGCAGCGATCCCCGACTCCGCCTACATCGACACCGGCTACCCGTACCAGCGGATGTACTTCTTCCCGGGCCTGACCAGCGGTTGGGCAGTGCGCGTACAGGGCATGGCGTACATGGACGAGTACGAGGCTCTCGATGACCCGTTCATGGATCCGTCTGAATACTTTGCGGTTCTGGATCTTGATCTCACTCTCCGCCTAGCTGTCAAGTGGGGCATCGACCTACCGCCCGCGGTGTACGCCCAGCTCCAGAGCGTGCTCAAGCCGCTGAAGACCGTCCAGTTCATGGCTCGCCTGCATAATGCACCGAACGGCCTCAAGTCCAGCGGCGCCGGGATCAACTTCTTTTCCGGGATGCCCAACTGATGACCCTCCCTGCGCCTGCGGAAGTCGTTCCGGTCGGGAGCCAGCTCACGCCGGTTTCCCTGGGCGACAAGCCGTACACCAGCCCGTACTTTTCGGTCGGTCGCGAGATCTGCCAGAATCTGTACGTGGAGCGGGCGCAGTCCGAGTTTTCCAAGGCCGGGTACTTCTACATCAAGATCCCAGGCCTTCGTCGCTTCGGGCCCCTGACCACTTCGAACGTCGGCGCGTGCCGCGGCATGCTGACCACCAGCGTCGGGTCGGGTCGTCGGACGTTCACCGTCCACGGGTCCGGCGTCTACGAACTCCTGGCCGATGGCTCCAAGCTCATCCTTGGCAGCATCAATACGACCACCGGCCTCGTTTCGATGGCGGACAACGGCACGCTGATGATGCTGGTCGACGGGCAAGCGGGCTGGATCCTGCGGTACGCCGACGGGAACCTGACCAAGATCACCGACGAGTACTTCCCGGGCAATGACGCGATGCTTGGGCAGGTCGCCCCGACGTTCGTCACCTACCTCGATACCTACTTCATCGTCAACGTGCCGAACACGAACCAGTACTACTGGTCGAATGGCTTCTACACGTGGGACGACGTCGACGCGACGCCGCACGAGTACGACCCGCTCGTGGCCAATGGCTACTGGTCGCCCCTCCGTTCCGGGCAGAAGATCGGGAAGCCCGACAACATCTCGGCCCTCGCCAACTGCAACAGCTACCTGTGGCTGTTCGGGTACAACTCCTGCGAGATCCACTACAACTCCGGCAACTACAACGGCCAGCAGTTCCAGCGGTACCAGGGCGCGATCCTGAACATCGGATGCATGGCCCCGCGGTCCGTCGCCGTGTACCAGAACAACGTCTACTTCTTGGGCACCGACAAGGATGGCACGCTGGGCGTGTTCTCGAATGACGGCATGAACCCGGCCCGGATCTCGGTACGCGGCATCGAGCAGATGATCCAGTCCATGCGCGTGTATACCGACTGCATCGCCTACTGCTACGCCCAGAATGGGCACAGCTTCTACGTGATGCAGTTCCCCACCGGAAACAAGACTTTCGTCTACGACAGCGCGTCGCAGGCATGGCACGAGCGGACCAAGCTCATTCAGGGGACCGGCGACTACATCCGCCACGACGCGCAGTTTGCCACCCAGAACTTCGACAAGATCATCGTGGGTGATGCCAGCACCAGCGAGGTTTACGAGTTCGATCCGTTCTACTACCAGAACGACAACCCGCTGGACGCCGGTGTCAACTACATCCGGTGCGTCAAGAACACGCCGATCGGCTTCAACCTGGGCCGGAACATCCGCTACGACATGGTCCAGGTCTTGGCCAACAGCGGATCCGGAACCTCGGTGAATACCGCGGCCGGCGTTGGGCAGGATCCCACGGTCCAGATCGCATGGTCGAACGATACCGGTGTGGTCTACAGCAACGAGCGCCCCGCGCCGCTTGGAAGGCAGGGCGAGTACGGTAAGCGCTCGATCGTCCTGGCCTGCGGGATGGGGCGGAATCGCGTGTGGCGCATTGCCTTCACCGACCCGACGCCGTTCATCCTGGTGGGCCTGCTGGTCAGGGGGTCGCCATGCAAGTTCTGACTGGAGGTGCCGCATGTCGCTGAACCTCTTCCCTCTCCCGATCGACACGCCGATTTCCGACGACTCGAAGTGGTCCGGGCTCAAACTTGGCAACGTGTGGAATCGGTTCTTCAAAGCGATTTCCGACGACCTCCTGGTCGCCAACGTCGTGAGCAACCTGCCAGCGACCTCGGTGCCTGCGGTGGGCCTCACGGATCCGCAGATTGCCGCCACCGCGCGGGCGTTTAAGTACGTGTTGAACGCAAATATCTGCCTCGTGACCTACAGCGTCGACGCGGCGCTTTCCGTGCCCGCCGTCTTCCAGCTTCCGTTTGCCGCGCTTTTGCCGTTCGACTTCGGTGGGCCGGTGCAGCCCGCGGGAGCCAAATCCATCACCATTCCGGCGGGGACCGCCTATCTTCGGTTCTGGTACGTCGTCAACCCACAAAAGCAAGGAGTCGTCTGATGGCCCTCTCAGAACTCGCCGCCGCAGCAGGCACCAAACTCTTCGGTTCCGTCGTCGGCGCCCTGGGCCAGAACGAGGCCCTGAATCGCGGCCTCAATGCCTACAACTCCAACGTCAACCAGGGAACGCAGACGCTCAAGGCGGGGCAGCAAGGCGCGACCGCAGCTTTCGACCCGTACAGCCAGACCGGCGCGACGGCGAACCAGGGCCAGCTCGACGCGGTGCAGAACCGCACCCAGGCAGCCCAGCCCTCCCTTTCGAACACCAGCGCGGGCGGAATCGCTTCCTGGCTGAACCCGATGGCGACCTGGCAGCAGAACCAGGCGACCAAGGCCGCCACGGCTTCCGGCGTGGCCACGGGCGCGACTGGTGGCGGAATGCAGCGGGCGATCTCGGCCGACGCCAACACGCGCGCGCAAGGCTCCTGGAACGACGCATACAACCAGATGCTGCAGGCGAACAGCCAGAACTTCGGGCAGCAGCAGCAGCAGTACGCCAACCAGACCGGGTTCGACCAGTCGCAGATCGACAACCTGGGCGGCATCGCCCAGCGCGGCCTGTCGGCGACGAGCACGAACCAGGGATTGCAGCAGGGGTACAACCAGGGCATCAACCAGAACTTCGGCAACATGGCCAACACCGCCATGGGCGTGAATGCCGTGAAGGGTCAGCTCTGGAACGACACCGCGACCAGCGTCGGAAACTCGGCCGGCAACATGTTCTCGAGCTGGCTGGGAGGCAAGTAAGATGGCCGAGATCATGTACCAGCGCCAGGACTTCCAGAACTCGCCGGAGCAGATCCAGTCCATGGGCGCCGCGGCGAGATCGCAGCGCGCGCGGAAGATCTACGCCGACAACCTGGACGAGAAGGGTAACCTCAACGAGGCTGGATTCTACCGCGGAATCGCGCAGTCCGGACTTGGCGCCGAGGATGCGCAGACAGCCATGGCCTGGCGCAGCACGCAGTCCAAGCGCGGCGTCGACCAAGCGGTGGACAACCAGCGCTTGCGCGACCTCGGTTCGGATCCGATGGCGGGCGGCCGCAACTCCGCGAGCATCGGGGAACCCGATCCGGTCTACGTCCCGAATCCCGACTACCAGACGCCCGAAGCTGCCCCGAAGCGCGACGCGCTGGCCGAATGGTGGGACAGCATCCGCGGGCGCACTGCCGAGCCTCCCGCCGTACCTGCCGTTGTCGACCAGTCCGCGCAGATCCAAGCGCAGACCGCGCCGCCTCCTGGTGGCGCCGTCGCTGAATCCGAGGCACCCGTCGACAAGCGCGCCGCGCTGGCCCAATACCTCGGCATGGACCTGGGGGAATCCCGGATCACTCCCGGAACCCAGCAGGGACACGGCCAGATGGCGCCGCTTCCCGAAGGCGCAGGCGCAAGCCCGACGACCCTTCGACCCGGCCAGGACACGCGCAGCGCCGCCCAGCTCGTCGAGGACAGCTACCGTCCCGAGAACAGCCTGGTCAACCGCACCACCGCAGCGGCCGGTGGATCCATGGAGGGCGACGACAAACTGTTCCAGTGGAACCCGGAGAACAACGGATCGAACCAGTTTCAGCAGTTCGCCGGGGCTTTGGGCGCCAAGCTCAAGGGATTGGGCGCCATCGATCCGCAGGGCAACCCGGATCCCGGCCAGTACCTGCGCCAGGTCTACGGCGCCACGCTGCGCGCCAACATGCCGCCCGCTCCGAATCCCGGTTTGATGCAGGGGACGGCCGAAGATCGCGTCAAGTACTACGGCGAGCTGAACACCTACGCGGCGGGCGTGACCAAGGCGAAGGGGCAGGCGGAGCAAGCGGTCCTCAAGGCGAAAGAGGACCTAACCAACTACGCGAAAACCTTCGGGGAAAACACGCTCGAGAGCGAGAAGTTCGGCTGGACGAAGGGCGCGCGCGTGACGGTTGAACAGGAAGGGCTTGACCCGACAAGAATTGACGCTGATACCGCTCGCGAGCTGAACGCCCGGAAAAACACGCTCATCGGCATGGACCGGATGATCGATACCGCCAAGGACGACATCACCGGGAAAAATGGAGCCTACGCCCAGCGCACCACGGCGACGGCCATCCTGAATAACCTTGCCCAAATCGAGAACGTTGGAACCGAGGCCGGAAACGCTCGCATGACAATGCTTCTTGACTTCGCACCAGGGATCCAGAAGGCGTTCCAGGAAGGCGGCATCCGGGCAGTTCCGAACGCCTTCGCTCAATCGCTGGTTTCGAACCCCGAAGAGGGATTCAACGCCCTGCGGAAAATGGTCCAGATGACCAAAGAGGATGGCATCCTGGCCGGCCAGCTCAAGGCAGCAGGGGCCAAGGATCCTTTTGGATCCGGTGAGCACCGCGCGCCCACGAATACCGAAAAGCTCGGCGCAGCCCTGGGTATCAAGCCGAAGGCAAATTACAAGGCGACGAAGACCAATGCCGCGGGCATGAAGATGGGCCAGAAACGTGACGGAACATGGGAGCCTGTGCGATGAGCTACAAGTACGACCCCAAAACCGGCGAAGCTCTCTACGACCCCAAGACCGGCGAGGCAATCCCGAGCGACAGTGCAAGCGGGGTGTCTGCGCGCGTCGAGCGCGGGCGAAAACCGCCGATGTCTGGGCGCGCCGATTCGACTACCAGAGCACAAGAGGGGGGGCGCTCCGCGCCGAATGTTCCTTCGCGATCTGGTTTGTCGTGGCAAGAAACGATTTCACCGAAGACGGTCGCAGCGCAGCGTGCTGGCGCCGGGCCTTTTGGTCAAGCGCTGGCCATCGGTCAGGATGCTTTGACGCTCCCGCTTGGGATTGTGGCTGGCGTCGGAAATGCGGCTGGCGAATTTGCGGGATCGAGAGACCCGAGAGCAGTAGGAGAAGCCTACCTTCAGGGCGTCGCGACGCGCGGCGGTGTGGCCATGGACAACGCCGAACAGGCTGGGATTGGTCTTGGTGCCGTCCGTGGTTTGATCCGAGGCGGGGCCGCCCCCGCAGAAAGCCCGCTCACCATTCCGGCGATGATCCTGGGAGGCATGACGCCCAAGGCTGGTGCCGGCCTTCTGGCTGCTTTGAAGCAGGCTATCACATCGCCAATTGGAAGCGGCGCCGCCATCGGTGCGACAGGAGCCGCCCTGAGGAAGGGTGAATACCTGACTGGCATCGGTTCGGATCCTACGACAATTTCCGCCTCTGATTTTTTGCCGTTGGCGATGGGTGGCGGTGCGGCTGCAATCGGGAAAGCTGCATCGTCTGGACCACAGGCCCGCGAATTTGCTGCCAGCTTGATCCGTCGCGCCGGGAAGCCGACCACGGACCCTGAGGTTTTGGAAGCCGGGCGAAACTTCCTGGTCGGCCAGGGGCAGCTCCCGGAGGTCACCAAGGGCGCATGGCTTCCCGAAGGCATCGCCATGAACTTCCGCAAGGCAGAGCGCCCCGTGCTTCGAAACGTGGGGAAGCAGGCGCGACTCGCCGACGAGACCGGCGCAATGGTCAATATGGACAAGGCAGTTTCCAAGGCGGAACGATCCGTCCAAGGCAAGCGGGATGCCATGGAGATCATTTTGAGCGATCCCGAGATGGCAAAATCTGTCGACTGGATGAAATCGCGCGCACTTGTCCCGGATGCGGCGATGCGGGCGAAGCTGGCCCAGGCCAACGTTCCGCACGAAGGCGCGACGATCCCCTTACGCGGGAAAGAACAGCTTTGGGCCTACCTGCGCGGCGAAGGCTCACCCGTCGACGAAACGGTCACGATGGGCAGCCGCCCGCGCACCGTGGAGCGGTTGCCAATTCTTGACGAGAAGGGCGCGCAGGTCACAGGCAAGGATCTCTCTCCTCAGTTCCGCCTCCAGGCGACACCCGCGGATCCAGGCAAGAGCATTCCCATGAAGGGGTATTTCGCCGAAAAAATCCCGCCGATTTCCGAGATGAGCCCCGCGGAGATCCTGCAAAACAGCGCTCAGATGCGCCAATTCATCAAGGATGGAAAGTACCCAGCCGGAGACAAGGACATCGTTTCGGGTTTCCAGAAGCTCCCGGACTACCAACAGCCGATCCCAGACATCGAATTGCCTGTGTCAAAGGGGTGGAACGTTCAACGCGGAATGCAGCGCGCGGCGTACAAGAACGAGCCATCCGAGACAACGCCCCAGGCTGGGCGCGTGGCCGCCGCCAAAAGCTTGGACCAAGCCCTCCGCGACCAGTTCGCCGAGGTCGCTCCGGATCTTCTGGTGGCGAAGGATAGGGCTGCGCCCTACTTGGCGGCCGAGCCCTACTTCACCAGCCTGGAGAGGCGAGCAAACACCCTCCACATGACCCCGCAAGAGGTTTTGAAAATGGCGCACATCAAAGGCGCACAGGGGATTTGGCACGGCTCGAAGCTTCTGGACGCCGTCAAGAAGAGCGGGAAGCTGCCGAGCTACGCGCCTATTGAGGCTCGCGAGAAGAAAAGAAAATGACCCACAGCAGGCCAATCAAGATCTCCGCAATCCCCAGCAGAAGCGGGGCAAAGACGATGAGCAGAAGGATCCCGGCGATTTCGATCATTCCTGGAACCTACATTCCAAACGAGAGGAAAGCAAAATGGCCGGCTTGATGCCTGCGTACATCCTTCGGGAGTGGAACAACGACGGAAAGCTCCTGGTCGGTGGAAAGATCTGGTTCTACCAGTCCGGCACGCTGACCCCGAAGACGGTTTATACCGACTTCACGCTGTCGACTCCGCTGTCGAATCCCGTGATCCTGGACGCGGGCGCGGCGGCCGACATCTGGCTGGGCGATGGCGCCTACCGCGTCTTGATCACCGACTTGAACGATGTGCAGGTCCGCAGCCCGATCGATGGAATCACGGGCGCGGGTGGTGGCGCGATCGACGCGAGTTCGAACGCGTCCCTGGCCATCCTCAAGACCTACAGCGACGTGCGCGCACTGACCACCGTTCCCGATGTCGTCTACATCACGGGCCGATCGGTCGAGGGCGACGGCGGCGCAGGCCTGTTCCAGCTCCAGCCGACCAGCACCGAGACGGACGACGACGGTGTGGTCCTGGTGGCTACGGCGGGCGCCCACGTGTACAAGCGCGTCAACGTCGTCGAGATCGATCCCCGTTGGTACGGCGTCGCCTACGGCACGGCCACCAGCCAGTCCGCGGCACTCCTGGCAGCCTACGGCGGGTCTGTCCGGCACAACGTTCCGGCCACATCTGCGGGGCCTGTCTACCTGGCCTCGAACATCGTGGTTCCGGTCGGCGCTGTTGCGCACTTCGGCGAGGACTCGTTCCTCCATGCCGGCGCGTCAGTGAGCGTCGAATTCCAGGCGGGCACCAAGCTGTCCGGCGACGGCGTGATCTTCGGGGATAACATCATCCCGATCATCGGGGCAAGCGTGTGCGATGCGCTGCGCCTGCGCTGGTTCGGAGGCGACACACCAGACGACGCGGTGGCCAAGCTGATCAACGCCAGCACCAGCCCGTACGCCGTACTGATCGACCGAAGCCTGACCCTGGCGGTCAGCTTCTCGCTCCCGTCTCACCTGGCGGTCGACTTCGTCGGCGGGTCCGTGCTGTCGATCACGAGTTCCGCGGTGTCGGTCACGATCAAGAATCTGATCTACCGCGGTTTCGGCCAGATCCTGAGCTACCCGAACCAGGCGGGTGTCGGCGCCATCGACATCGGCAAGACCGTCTATCTGGAATGGTTCGGCGGCGTGGCCAACGACAACACGGCCGACAACATCCTGGCCTTCCATTGTTGCGTCAAGGCGGGATGCTGGACGGCGGTTCAGACAAGCTACCACCTTGGCAGCAGCTACACCGCGGCGAGCGCGCTGGAGATCACCGGGGACCAGGCGACGGTCAACGTTGCGACCGGTGCCGCGATTATCCTGGTTGACGCCACCGTGACCGGGATCGTGCAGGCCGGCGCGGGCTCGCTGACCTCGTCCACGCGCATGAACGTGGAATCTAGCACGCTGGTCAACCCTGGGCGGCTGGGCTCATGCCAGGGCAGTGTCATTTCGGCGATGGCCGGCCAGGCGCGCAGCAACATCATCGACAGCGCCGTGACCGGGTCATTCGCCGTTGCTATGCCGAACCTCGAATTCGACGGCTGCACCTTCGCCGCGGTTGGCCCGCTGATCACGGACATCGGCACCGCCTACCATCTGACCGTGCGCGACTGCGACCTGCGTGCCGTGGAATCCCTGCTCTACACCGTGGACACCGCGGTCGTGCTGGACGTGTTCGACTGCATCGGGAGCCCAGCTTACAGCAACGGATTCGCGACGGTGAACGTCGTTGGGAAGGACACGAAGAACCCGACCGCGACCACGGTCAACGGGATCGCGTGCAAGGGGGCCGATGTGGCAGTCATCCTGGCGCCGGAGGTCATTACCAACGTGACGGAAGGCCTTGGGCACAAGTGGTTCGGCCTTCCTGCTGGAACGATCAGCGATGGCGCAAGCCTGGTACTTGGTGCGGTGATCACCCTGGCAAATCCTGCGACACCGAACGCAAGCGGCCTTCTGCGCTACCGGCGTGGACTGGTCGGCAGCTCCACCGAATACGGGCTCCTTGCCTTGGGGTACTTCGGCGGCTACATCGATCTCGAGGTCGTGTACCCGATCGGTGTCACTCCAGACCCTGCCGTCCGACTGGTCGCGCAGCTCGTTCGACCGAAGCTGATGTACAACTCCCTGGCGGACCTCCAGGCGGACATCCCGCTTTGTGCCCACAGCACCTACGGGGTAGCGGTTCCGTGGTCGGCCGCGGCTCCTGGAGCCTTCGTGACGCGGACCTGCGTTTGGGGCGGCTTGACGCTTCCCAGCTATCCGGTATTAACCGGCATGGCCCCCGGCCTTTCTTTTGTCCGTGACGAGTGGTCGGATACTGTGCTTTCCGTTTCCACAGCTCCAGCGGTCTCGCCGACGACAGCCTACTACGAATCCATGCGGATCGTCGTCGGAAACCTCGGATCCGGGTCTGTGCCCGCGGGCACAAAGATCAAAGTCACGCTGATCCCCAGCCTGCCGCGCCGCCAAGCCTTTGACATGTTCTTCGCCGAAGCGCCCAAGGCGACCACACTCGACGGCGGAGGCTTCGAGCCGCAGGCGCTGGCCTACCGCGATGTCATCGGGTCAGAAGTTCCGCACCTGTTCGTGGACCGCATCAAGCTGCCCGGCACCACCGCGAATGACACTCACGATTGGCTTGCCGGGTGCGACTACAGCTTCGGCGGGCCGAACATCCACATGCCGGCCTTCCAGTACTACGCCGACAGCGAGTACCCGGCCGAGCTGAAGCTGTCTCCGCTCACGCTCGAAATGCGGGTCGCCGGGCTGACGCCGAGTGGCTCTGACAGCGCCGAGCGCCGCCGCCTGTTTGCGCTCCACCGCATGGGGAACGACAGCTACCAATCCCAGTACTACTGCCCGTAGGAGACAAGAAATGTCAGGACAAACAGCGCCCTGGTTCCTCGAGCAGTTCCGCGCGGACAATGGTGCGATGCTCAGCGGTGGGCGACTCTACTTCTTCGTAGCGGGCTCGACCGTCCTACCCAAGAAGATCTACTCCGACTACGCCTTGACCACGGAGCTGCCACAGCCGCTTGTCCTGGACGCATCGGGATTCGCGCCTGAATACTTCATGGAAGATGGCCTCTACAAGATCGTGGTTCGCGACTCGCTGAACATCGTCAACGGTGGGATGCTCGGCGGCCTGGTGGCCACGCGCGACAACGTTTCCGGAGCGGGTGGCGGCGGAACGCCTGCCGAAGACAGCTACATGGTGAAGGTGTCCGCGGGCGACGCAGCGCCGAGATTCCTTGGAGAGAAGCTACTTGACAGCTCCACGATCACGTGGACGGTGGTGAACATCGGCGGAGTCGAGACGATGGTCCCATCGGTGGAGCTGGACGCGGTCCGCGACTGGAAGGTCAAAGGCGACGGCGGGACGGGTGACGTTCCGGGCTTCCTGAATGCGAAGATCCAGGACACGCTCACGATCCAGCTTTCGGTCGATCCTGCGACGCACAAGTTGCAGGCGACGTTCATCGGCGCGGCATACGTGCCCAAGACGGGCGGCAACTACACCGGCCCCGTTGCCTTCGAAGATGGCGTCAATCTGATCCTTCCCGGCACAGGGCCGATCCTCGGCATCGGACCAGGCGGGAGCGTCACTCGCATCGCGCTTCCCGCCGACGATCACCTAGTCCTGGCCAGCGACACCGACACGGCCCCCGGGGCACTGCGTACGAAGCTCCAGCCCGGCGCCGGTATGCGCCTCGACTCAACTGTCGATCCGATCCTCGGTGAGATGATCAGTATCTCCATGATCAGCATCCCGACGCCGATCGCCATCCCGGTAAATCGGATCGTCCTGGGGAGCGGGTCTGGCGTGACGAGCAACGCCCTCCTGACATACCTCAACAAACAGCTTCTCGTTGCCGCTGCATCGATTGAAACATTCTACTTGGGCCTCGGGTCTTACGCTGGATTCAGTAACGCGGAGGTTCGCACCGTTCCCGCCCGCAGCTTCAAGGAAGGCATCACACAGTACGCAGATGGAACAATCCGGATCGGCGCAGATGGAGACGGCTTCGCGATCAAGCTGGACCCAGTCACCAAGGAAATTTGGTTCGCAATTGACACGACGATTATCCCCTTCGGGAAGATGATCGACCCTGGGGGTGAAATCTCCGCCGCCACCTAC